TAAATTGTTTTCTAAAACTGTAAAAGTTTTTATTGTGATTAGAATAAGGATCTTCCATCACAGTCATTTGATATAGTGCACCATCTCGTGTGCAAGTGTTTCTATGAAGTCTTTCCATTTTGGAAACTTGCAGTGCAGTTCAATTTTGTAATCAATGGGTGTCTTTCTATATGGTATCACTCTCTGATCGTATGTTCCTGCTCTACATTTTCTATTATCCCAGTTGGCTATACATCTCCCCCAGTCGTGTGCTAACCTTTTTACCTCAATCTCAACGTTTGGTAATTGATTTTTGAAAAGTCCTTTATTGAATCTTTTAAACCAATTGTTTGCTTGTACTACTGTTGGCTTAAACCCTTCAATATTTTTGTGTCTAGTGAGACTATTATCTAGTCTAACTTTAAAGGATTTTTGTACTCTTTTACTATTGACCGCGTATTTCATAGGTTGACAATATTACCATTTCTGTTATAATTGATTATATACTACTAATTATCAAAATTAACGATGTCAATATCTAATACTAAAATGCAACCCAGCACTATTAACGAATGCATAGATATATTAGCATATAATGAAAATTTATGGCATGGATTTGCACCTCATCATAAGGACCGAAAAACTGTGATTTCTCTATCTGAGAGCACATATCCGTGGACAGAAAAGCAGGCGAAACTGGCAGTTGCAATTATCAAAAGATATAAGACGCTATTTTCTAAATTTGACTTGGATATTGACAAATTATGCACGTTTCCAAAATTTAGAGATCCTTTTAGGGTAATTGACTATGAAAAATCTATAGAGCAATATACAAACGACGATAATGAAGAATTCATCGAATTCAAATTTCCATACAATAAAAAAATTATTAATTTAATCAGATGTCTCAGATCTGAAAAAAAAGGCCTTCCAGACAACTATCTGCAATACGACGGAGATAAAAAAATATGGACCGCAAAAGTATCTGATGTGACTGTCTATTACTTGACTCTGTTGGCGATACGTTATGACTTTAAATTCATAACTCCAGAACTAGTGGAAACTTTTTATGAGATAAGAAATGAAATAAATTATAAAAAGCCAATCGCAAAATTTATTAATAATCAAATAAAATTTTTTAATACACATGAAACATTTAACGATTATTGGAATAAAAATTATAAAAATAAAAGTTTAATACAACAAATGGATTCTTTAAAACTATTTGATTTAGAAGTAGACGTGCCTGTGAAAGATACTTTAAGTTACAAGATTGCAAAATCAAATTGTTCATCTGTTTACATAAACAAAGATAAAACAAATTTAGATCAATTACTAGCAAGTTTTGATGAACTAGATTTGTTTCCAATACTAATTCCTGTCACAGGCAGATTTGATGAAGAAGATGAATTAGATGAACTCTTTACGTGGATTAATGCGATTAAACAAAGATATGATATCAAAACAAATGTTGCATTTGGTTTTGACATAGAGCAACCAAAACTGCCGGAGACAGCATATCCTTTACCAAAAAAGAAATACAGAGACGAGGTACAAATGGATTTAGATGACATGGAAATTAACGGCACTCTACCAATGGAAGTATATAAAAATTCTTACGACTTATATCTTTATACCAAATCAAATAAATGGATTGGCGACGCAACTAAATTTATCTTTGTGAGAAATAGAATACCAAGAACATTAATTAAAAGTGGTATAAAACCTAAAACAGCACTTATGTCTATCGGAGGAGGACTGTGGAGTCCTTATTCTGAATTGATCCAAACAATGGTTGAAAATTGCAATAAAAGAGTGTATTATAGCAGTACGAAACCAATAGAACATAATGTGGCTGATATAAAATGAGTTCATGCAAATTAGTAATTAAAGATGAAGTAAATATCAAATTTGAAAATCTTTCTCTCGAATTCCGAAAGAAACTTTCAAATAAATTTAAATTTGAAGTGCCGTATGCAAGACACTTACCATCTGTTAAACTAGGAAGGTGGGACGGAAAGATAAGTTTTTTTGGACTTGGTGGCACATCTTATCTAAACTTGTTAGATCAAATACTTCCTGTACTTGAAGATGCTGGCGTGTATGTTGAACTTGAAGATCGTAGAACAAAACATGATTTCAAATTTCAGGAAATTGACCAAAAGTATCTTTCAGATATCAGTTGGCCTGATAGTCACCCTAGTGCTGGACAGCCTATCACACTGCGAGATTATCAAGTAGAAACAATCAATAAATTTTTACAGGAACCACAAAGTATACAAGAGATCGCCACCGGTGCAGGTAAGACCATTATTACTGCGGCACTGTGTCGTTTGGTCGAACCCTATGGACGAACACTTACTATTGTACCGAACAAGAGTCTTGTAACCCAGACAGAAGAAGACTTTTTGGCCTGTAATTTAGACACAGGTGTTTACTATGGCGACAGAAAAGAATTAGGAAGATACAACACAATAGCAACATGGCAGTCGTTGAATGTACTTGAAAAGAAAAGTAAAGATGAACACACTACTGATTTTCTCGAAGCAATAAAAGGAATCAATACAGTAATTATAGATGAAGTACACATGGCAAAAGCAGATGTACTAAAGAGATTATTAACAGGACCATTCGCACACTGTGGCATACGTTGGGGATTGACTGGTACTGTGCCAAAGGCAGATTATGAATTTATAGGATTGAAATGTAGCATAGGCGAAGTTACAAATAAAATACCTGCTAAAGAACTACAAGATAAAGGTGTTTTAGCACAATGTAATGTAAATGTTTTGCAAACTGTAGACATAGAAGAGTTTAAAACCTATCAAGAAGAATTAAAATGGTTAACCACTGACTCAGAAAGAATGTCTTGGATTGCAAAAACAATAGATACAATAGCATCCTCGGGCAACACACTAATACTTGTTGATAGAATATCAGCAGGAGAAATTTTAGAAAAGAAAATAAAAGGCTCTGTGTTTATCTCAGGAGCAACAAAAAACATGGAAAGGAAAGAACATTATGATGAAGTATCTACTTCAAAAAATAAAATTATTATCGCCACATATGGAGTGGCCGCTGTTGGCATTAATATTCCTAGGATTTTTAATCTTGTCCTTATAGAACCAGGTAAGTCCTTTGTAAGAGTAATACAATCAATAGGTAGAGGTATTAGGAAAGCAGAAGACAAAGAGCACGTGCAAATTTGGGATATTACCAGCAGTTGTAAATTTGCTAAAAGACATTTAGGACAAAGAAAAAAGTTTTACAAAGAGGCGAATTATCCGTATAATATAGAAAAAATAAATTGGGATAAAATATGAAAGTACTAACATTAGATAACAGAACATACACTTTAGAAAAAATTCCAGAGTTTGTTGATGATAAATTAAGGTTTGCAGTATTAGATAATTCTAATCCAGAAGATCCTGATTATTTCTTTATTCCTTTAATTTTTCTAGAAAGTTTCAATGCTCCAGCGGCAATAATAAAAATTGGACAATATAAAATTAAGATGCCACTAGATTGGAAGATGGTAGTGGGTGAAGCAGAACAAGGCGAACTAAATGTGTTACCAATTACGAGTCTGAACGACAGAGGGTTTGAAGCCTTCATGTTCAATCCATTAAGCAGTGGCAAACCAGACTTTGCAGAAGTTGACATAGTGGATATCTATCAAGAAGTAAAATGGTATTTTCCTAAGATTAAAACAGGGCAGATTCTAGCAGTACCCCTTACAAACGGGCCAAAGCCACAGTGTGCTTATTTTGTTAAAGATATATCTAGACAATGTGAAAATATAGATTACGGATCAGTCTGGTAATGAGTGGGCAAAGAGAATTTTTAAAAATGTGGTCCAGGGTAGTTGGAATGCCAATTGGTGTGGACGACAAAGACAAACCTAGATTCTTACCTCTCAAGCAAAGAGATGTAAAACGTGCTTTGTTTATGAGAACGTTTTGGATTGTCTTGCATATTGTTACTTGTCTGTTTATAATAATAGGAAATGGAAGACTTTTAGATTTATGGTGAGAAAAAGTAAATTTGTAACAATACCTGCTCCTGTTTTGATGCTGTACACAGGAAAAAAGAAAGATCCTGTTTGGATGGACAGAACATGGTTGCCTGCTTTCTTTGATCAAATTAATAAAATAAAAGTTAAGCCACTAGCAATGGAATATCTAAAAGACAATAAAATAAGAATAAAATTTAAAAATGCCAACGATGCAATGATGTTTAGGTTACAATATGAGAAAAGAACAGAAACGAAAATTTTTTGAACTAAAGCCAGGACTTGAGGCAGTAGACTTTCGAAATAAAGATTACTATGATAGAATAGATGATCATGAAAAGTCTTTGTATAGTCCTTATATGCTAATGAGATATGTTAGCAATATATCAAGTAATGATGGATTCTACAAAGAACACTATGTTGAAATGGTGAATGAATGCGTCAATAAGCACCTTTTTACATTATCAAGTAAACATAAAAAATTATGTTGGATGCTCACTGCGATGTGTGGCGCATTGAAAAAACAATTCCATCCATGGGTAAAACCAATGAAACGTACATCAAACAAAAGTCTTACAAAACTTGAGACTTTGTTTCCCAATGCTAAATTAAGTGACCTCGAAGTACTTGACAATATCTTAACCGATAGAGAATTAGAAGAGTTGGAGAGAGATCATGGCATTGAATAAATTTAAATGTCCTTACTGCGGTAAAGAGTTTACAAAAGAAAGAACCTTGCAGGTGCATCTGTGTGAACCAAAAAGAAGGCACCTACAGAAAGATGAAAAATGGGTAGTAAATGCATTTATGGTTTTCCAAAGATTTTATCAACTGCACCAAAAAACTCACAAACCAAAAACATATGAAGATTTTTGTAAGTCGTCCTATTATAACGCATTTGTAAAGTTTGGCAGATACATGATGCATATAAATCCTTTATACCCAGAAAAATACATTGACTACGTGGTGTTATCAAAGATAAGACTGGATCACTGGGCACGTGATGATTTATATGAAAAATACTTAATTGATACTTTGAAAATTGAACCGTTGGAATCTGCCTTACAAAGATCTATTGCAACAATGATGGACTGGGCGGAAGAACAAAATGTGCAGTGGAGTGATTATTTTAGATTAGTAAACACTAACAGAGCAGTGTCACATATTCAACAGGGCAGGATCTCGCCATGGTTAATCTTAGGTTGCAACCCTGGAAAAAAAATGTTAAACTCATTTACAGATGAACAATTAACAATCGTTGAAAAATACATTGAACCTGCGTATTGGACATCTAAATTTAAGCAGTATCCAGCAGATCATATGTTTGTACAGGAAACTGTAAAAGGAGCAAAAATTGAGTAGAATAGAATCTGAAATAGCAAACGAACTTAATCTCGAAATAGGAGATATTGTTATTGTAATTAAAAAAGATGGCAATATAAAAAATGTTGTCATGCCGGAAATGAATCTAGAAATGCAAAATTCTATTTCATATCAGAAACTTTTAAAAGTTTTGGATGTGCTGAAGCCGGGAGCAAGTAAAGAATTTACAAATCATAATAAAAGGAAAATGCACTAATGGAAGTATTATGGATTTTATATCTCACTGTTTGTAGTAAAATGAGTTGCGTTACTCAAGAAGTGCAGAGTTTTAATAACGTTGATACCTGCATTGTTAGTAAACGGGTCCACGAAGAATTGCCAAAGGACGGACACTGGTCAAGTATCAACTACGAGTGCAGACCAGAAGGGAGTATGAATGCCTGATGTAGATATTGACTTTCACAACAGAGATGGCGTGTTATCACTTTTCAAGCATACTGCCGCTACGATTGTAAAAGAAGATACACACGAAAAACACAAGACAGGAATTTATTTTCATGACATTCCAATTAATCCAATTAATGGCAATAGTAGTTTAGATTATAAAAAAGCAGAACAAAGAGGATACTTCAAAGTTGATTTGTTAAATGTATCAATCTATGAAAAGGTAAAATCTGAAAAAGATTTGGTCGAGTTGATGATCAAAGAACCGGATTGGGAGATGTTGAAGGACCCTGCGATAGTGGACACACTGTTTCATCTTAACGGTCATTTTGACATAGTCTCAAAACTAGAACCTAAAAACATAGAACAACTAGCGGCTGTGTTGGCCATAATAAGGCCTGCTAAAAGAGGGTTGATGTACAAAGACTGGAAAGATATCCTGCAGGAAGTTTGGGAGAAACCCAAGGACGGCAGTTATTTTTTCAAGAAGTCACACGCCATCGCCTATGCTCATGCGATAGTCGTACAAATGAATCTAATTCAGAGAGAGATATGATACCAGGTCCTCCGGTCTTTGGTAGATAGGTTTTTTTCCGTAGGTAGGTAATTTTGTCACTGGACACGTAACTTTGGTCTCTTCCCGACTTACATCTTTTAATTTGTCAGCATAACCCAAACTCAGTATCATCTTAAATGTGCCTTTTTTTAATTTCAAGATGTCCTCCAACCGTCCACGGTCGAAACAATCACACAAGGACGTGGCAAGGCCTAGTGACACAGCAGTCGTTATTGCATTCCATACTGCCATGCCTATTTCAATGTTGTCCACTTTGTTTTGTCTTTGGTTTGGATTATGGTTTGTAAAAATAAACAAATACGGTGCAAGTAATTGGGTGTTATACGCACCAGGCGGTCGCAGTCCGGATGCCAGTTTCTCTTGGATTTGGACAAAAGCATTGGCCTCAGTCTCGAAAGGCTCTTTCCTAAATGACAACCTATAAATTTTTCCTTTGAGATCAGCATTATCGTTTTTTAGAATTTTGCATCTCCAATTGTATCGTCCATTTTTGCTTGGAGTTTTGTATAAGTTTTTGCCAACCTGATCTATTATTGCCCGCTCGGGTACTTTATCATTGTACCAGTGACAAAATATTCTATCGTTGTAAATGTTATTAAGGTCCATTACTCCTATACTTATCGATAAATATTGCTTTGATGCACCATCAAAAAAAGACAAGTAAAAAAACTAAAAAACGTAAAATCCAAAAAAATCATCGAAGTATTGAATATCAGCATTATCAACCAGATAATCAACTGACGAAGTATTTTGAGAAACTAATTTATAAGTCTAGTAACTAACTAGGTTTACGCATTAATTGGATAGTTCTACGTTTCACCCTTTTCTTCGCAATTTCGTCTAATCGCACTGTTGGTCCGTGTACAACTTGCACATCTTTTCCACTCAAAGTAGTAAGAGTATACCTAAAGTATTTGAAGTCGTTTTTAATGAATATATTAATAGGTAATTTCCTGTTGGATTCCCACCACCATTGTTCACCGAGACCAAGGAATCCATCCTTGTCTTTTTTCTCTGTTATTTTGCCATAGTCATAGAAACTAATGACATTTTGGTCTTGGTTTTGGACAATTCCAACAAATTCGAGATCGCCTTTCCTTATAAGCGACAAGAACGGAAATTTTTCCCCTAATTTTTTAAAAATTTCATTCATGCTATTCCAATAAATACTGTTAAATATGTATTATGCAAACAGTATCGAGGTATTTAATAAACAATTTGGTAACGGCTACAATAAGTGGTTATCATGGAAGGAATTCAAAAGTGTACGATCGTAGGCTAAAAATTTATAGAGGTGTAACCACGCCACTCACCTTTACATTCAAAAACGAAGATCAAAAGGCTCAAACAATTACAAGTAAAACATATGAGTTCAATATTTTGGATACCGAAAGCAAAAAATCAGTTTTAACAAAAAATCTCACAGTAATTGATGACGGAAGTACTTTGACTACAAAAGGTCAGGCGTCAGTAAGCATAAGTGCAGGAGATTTATTATCTCTTGATGCCAAGTTCTACAACTATTCTGTTAGAGAAGTCAAATCTGATAATAGCAGAGAAGTAACCTATGCAGACACCGGCTATAATGCCGCTGGAACTTTAGAAGTGATTTCGGGTGCATATCCAGATGTTGTTGATAGTGTTCTTATTGATAGTGGTTATACCACTGCTGGCGACAGAAAAACTTCAAGCGACATATATGCATACCCCGGAGAAAATAATAATTCCGCTCTTCATACTGTTGCTGTTTATACTACAAGTTTTACTGGTACTTTTGAAGTGTTAGGCACAATGGCAACAACACCTGCCGACGCAGATTACTTTACAGTACAGACAAATGCAATTACATCTAAAACTGGTATTACATACTATAACTTTACCGGAGTTTTCCAAAACGTAAGATTTTCATTCATTACCACGTCTGGAACCGTTGACAAAATACTTTATAGACATTAAAATATAGGAATGAACCTGATCCAGAGTACAGTCCTGAATAATTTGCCTACGGGTAAAAAGAAAACACCATCAGGATGGATTTCATTTAACGCACCTTGTTGTATACACAACGGAGAGAGTGCTGACAAAAGAAAACGCGGCGGCGTTATGACAAATACCGACGGTGGAGTAAGTTATCACTGCTTTAACTGTGGTTATAAGACTTCATTTATACCCGGTAGGAAGTTATCATTCAAGTTCAAAAAATTACTTGGCTGGTTTAATATCAGCGATACAGAAATAAAAAAGTTAGCCATAGAGGCACTGAAACTCGAAGGTGAAAATTTTGAATATGAGAAAAAAATAAAAATAAATTTCTTAAAAAAAACTCTTCCAAAAAATACACACAAACTTGATATTTGGTTAGAAAAATATGTTGCAAAAGATTTAACTGAAACCCAATATACAAAAATTGATCAACTACTTACATATCTAAACGCAAGAGGTTCAAACCCAGCATGGTATGATTTTATGTATTCTCCGTCTTTCGAATTTGACTTTAATCAAAGAGTAATTGTTCCGTTTTTTTGGAAAGGTGACATTGTTGGCTTCACAGGCAGGATGTTTACTGATAATAAAAAAGTAAAGTATTATACAGATGTTCAACCAGGTTACGTTTTTAACATGGATGCACAAAATTGGAACAGAAAATTCGTTATTGTGACAGAAGGACCTTTTGATGCTATTGCCATAAATGGAATCTCTATACTTGGTTCAGAGGTAAATGATATACAAACACAACTAATAAATGATCTTGGTAAAAGAGTAATTGTAGTGCCTGATAAGGATAAGCCAGGAGAAAAATTAATAGATCAAGCCATAGAAAATAGATGGTCAGTTGCTTTTCCAAAATGGCACAACGAGGTTGCAGATGTGGCTGATGCTGTGTTAAAATATGGAAGACTTTTTACAATGCAAAGTATTTTAAAAAATACAGAGTCAAATAAACTGAAAATAAATTTAAGAAGGAAAATGAATGGCTGAATATACATTTGATGTACAAAAATTATATTTAGAAATGATGTTGGCTGATGCCGAGTCTTTTGCACGAGCAAATAATATATTTGATTCTAAAAACTTTGATAGAAAATTACAACCAATTGCAAAATTTGTTCAGGACTATGTTGATGAATATAAAGTCATGCCTGAAGTTGAGCAAGTAAATGCAAAGTTTGATATAAAATTAAAATCAGCAAAAGATCTAGACCCAAGTCACTTTTCTTGGTTGCTAGACGAATTTGAAACATTTTCCAGACACAAGGCGTTAGAAAGAGCAATATTACAATCTGCTGACCTACTAGAAAAAGGAGATTATGCTCCTGTTGAAGACATGGTCAAGGACGCAGTCAATATTGGTCTTACACGTGATCTTGGTACAGACTACTTTGACGATCCAAAAGGTAGACTGGAGTACTTAAAAAACTCCAATGGACAAGTCAGTACAGGTTGGCCAAACATTGACAAGAAACTTTTCGGTGGATTTAACCGAGGAGAACTGAACATTTTTGCAGGCGGATCAGGTGCAGGTAAAAGTTTGTTTTTACAGAATCTTGCAGTGAATTGGTCACTGTCTGGCTTAAACACAGTTTACATATCTTTTGAATTGAGTGAACAACTTACTGCTATGAGACTTGATGCAATGATGACAAATATGCCAACACGTAAAATATTTCCTGAAATAGATACTGTTGAGATGAAAGTAAAGATGTTGGCGAAAAAAGCAGGAAACTTGCACATAAAATATTTGCCAAGCGGTAGCACAGTTTTAGATGTCAAATCTTATGTTAAAGAACTAGAACTTAAATCAAAAAAGAAAATTGAATGTATATTAATTGATTACCTGGATCTCATGATGCCAAAATCTAAAAGGGTATCACCAAGTGATTTGTTTATAAAAGACAAATATGTTTCAGAAGAACTTAGAAACTATGCTACAGAAAGTCAACTTTTGATGTGTACTGCATCGCAGTTGAATAGAGCGTCAGTCGAAGAAATAGAGTTTGATCATTCGCATATAGCAGGTGGACTATCAAAAGTACAAACTGCTGACAATGTAATTGGTATATTCACAAGCAGAGCAATGAAAGAACGTGGTAGATATCAAGTGCAATTCATGAAGACTAGAAGTAGTTCTGGTGTAGGACAAAAAGTTGATCTGGAGTTTGACGTTGATAGTTTGAGAATAAGAGACTTGGCAGAAGATCCTGAATACAAACAATTTGATAAACAAAGAAGTACTATATACGAAAACCTTAAACAAAAATCAAAAGTGGCGACATCAGATAAAAAACCTCAAGATCCAGATCCAACAAAAGGTGACCAAGTTGGTAAAGTAAAAGCAAATGTTGAAGGTAGTAAACTAAGGCAATTACTGAACGAACTACATTCGGACGAAGAACAATAACCAAATTGGTTGACTATTTTTAATTTTAGTAATAAAATAATATTAATACTGAATCGTGTTGGGGAATCAAGGTGTAATTCCATGGCTCTACCAGGAACCGTAAAGTCGGAGTGCCAACCAGTATAGTCCGCTGTCGAGCGAAGGCCTGGGAAAGTCTAGTTCTACAATGTAAAGTTAACAGTGGCAATAAACGTTAACTCGTTTAATGAGAACTGTTATGAAAAAAACAAAACAAAAGATTGTGTTGTTCTTCTACCTCGTAGGCTTAATCGCCTTCAG